TCTCCTGAAAACCAACTTCCCGGTTCCAGGTGTCGAAGAAGAGCTTGATGGTAGGATCGTCAATGTCGTTCTTAAATCCCTTGGCGGCAAAGTTAGTGAGGGTATCGATTACCGTCCCATACATTCCCTGGGAGTGGTATGCTTCGATAGCCTTCTGATAACGTTGCTGCGGGGCCTGCTTAATGACAGCAGGCTTACCGGTGAGTAGGTCAAGATCTACACGTCGAAGAAAATCTCGGCGGATCTCACGACCACCCTCATGGTATCGGAGGGGGCCGGGCCCATCCTTACCAGTTAGAAAGGCGAGCTCAGTAGCAGCCCGCCCGTTGGGGCCTACTTCGATCTCGAGGGAATGGACTCCTTCTGAGACCTCCTCGTGGGAGATTACTTCAGCGTTTTCAAGGTTCGCGTTGATCTTGTCTCTAACATCATCCGCCATCTAAAGTTCTCCTATTTCTTCTTCTTGGGAACTGGTCTAAGAACGGCTGCGGCTGGGGCAGAAAGTAACGTGCGCTTGTTCATACCGTGCATCAACATCCTGCGCCTATACCCTTCGGGATCTTTAACCATTTCAATTTTGTCGCGCAAAATATCCGGGATGTCCTCATCATAGTAAGATTCCATTCCCGGTATATCCGAACCCTTCCTCTTATGCTCCTTAACTACACCGCTGTGGTGCATTATATCCTCAGGAAGATTCTCTGTCCAGTAATAATCATACACACAACGCGCCGCAAGCATAAAGGCGGTATACAAATCCTTCTTCTGCGTCCCGTGTCCCCCACCCTTTGGTACATCGAAGTGGTTCTTTCCGGTAGGGGTTTCGGTTAACTGAATCATTTGCATCTGGTTCTTCATATCAGCGACACTCTGCCACGATTCTTCCTGCGCCGGGTTAGGCTCGTTAGCCTTAGGAACGCTGGGAAATAGGAGCTCCTTGTGCTCGAGGAGACGTAGTGCAGCAAAGTTGGAGTCTGAAATAAAGTCGGTGGAGAAATTACACATCGTGAGAATTTTTCGACCCTCACGTAGATAGAAGATCTCGTCATCCTTGTCCAGGATGGGACCCTCACTCAGGCTACGATTGTTCTCAGCTAAAATATCCTTGATCGCAAGGCCACCGCCCTGAGCATCCATATAGATGTGGGCGACATTGAATGACGAACAAAGATCCTCTATCAGGGCTGCCATCGTGGGGAAGGGCATCTTCTGGATCTCAACAGCGTGAACTATCTTAGCAGGCTTCCCCATCTCTACTACACAAATAGCAAAAGAGTCCTCTTTACGAGCCGGGTCGATACCTAAACAATAACTCTTTTCTGGGGATCCTGCAACCTGAGTTGAGAAGCCAGTCTGACTACACGCTTCCAGGAGAGAAGCTTTGTAAAAATCGTCAGTATCTGGAATGAACGCAGCTAAATACTCCATCCTGAATTCGAGACTGGACATCTGCTTGCGTGCAGCTTCGACATTGTCCTTATCCAAGAAACCTTCTTCGAGGTGCATGTAAGGAACACGCCAAACCGCGTACCGATCATTACCCGCCAGCATCTCCTGCTTGTACGCATTGTAAAGCTTGTACATGTGATTGAAGGTAAAGTACCCGGAGGAGGTGATGATGATCTGGTTAGCACGGTGTTCGTCGTCGGCTGCCTCGGACTCCGTCATCAGCCCTTGTTTCAATAGACGGTTGCGGCGTCGGACCTTGCGTACATTCTCCATCGGATCAGCTACGGTAGCTGCCATAGGACGAATGACCATGTTAAAGATTTCTTCAGGAATATGAGGGAACTCATCGCAGAGGATCGAATAAAAACGAGCACCACGAATCTTGGTTCCGTCTCCGAGCGGGAGCGCCTGGATTATGGAGGGGTTCTTAGCACCGGTAGTTTTGAAACGTAAGTAGCAGTTATCTGCCTGCTGGGTGGGCTTACGTTCCGTGGCGGCCTGCAGAATGGGAGCTCTCTGCCACAGCTTGGTCACCTCGTCGAACATCATCTTCGCCTGACGAAAGGTGGGAGCGAGAAGACCTACACGGTGTCCTGGATACAACATAGCTTTCAGACACGCGAAGACTCCGTGAAGAAATGTCTTACCTCCACCACGAGTCATGATGCAAATCACGTAATCCTGAAACCACATAGACCGCAAGACTACCTTTTGTACGTCGCTTAATTCCACACGTAAAAGGTCTTCTGCGGCTATCTCTGGGTATTGTCTGTAAAATTCTATCCGAGCGTGTGAGTCTTCTATGAACTCGGGATCATGTAGTAGGTCATTCAAAGGTGTTATACGTCCTCTTCAAGTACTTCCTTGAGACGATCGCGGGCAACATCTTCCTGCTCTAGTAATTCTCTGACTCTCTCCTCTTCGGCGAGCTGTCGGGCGAGGTCATAACTACTAACAAGATCAACAATTGTGATGTCTTGGGAGTGTCCCGCCTGCTTGCGATCGACACGCCTGTTAGAAAGATTCTCCTTGGCAGTTTGCTTCCGCTTGTACGTCTTTTCCATAGCGGTCTGTACTTGTACCAAAGTTTCTGGATTATCACGCGAAGCTCGAAGGAGCCTCGTTTTCATGATATCACTCTCGGCTATTTCAAAAATATCGTCGATGTCGGCAGCCGTTGGTTCTTCATTTTTGAAGTCTGCCAGATACTGCTGAACTATCCCCACGTATCGCTTCTTCTCCGCGACAGTTAGAACTCCGCGCTGGGGCATCAGCCTCTTGACCAACTCGGGACTGATCTTACGGCCAATAACAATGGCCTCAGCGTCCCGCTCTTCCGATTCCGCACTTTCCTCATCTACTATCTCAGGAATGATTGGCTTCTGGTACTGCTTTAGATTGGCACGACTGTTTTCGTTGTTGTAGTTCTTAGATTTAGGGTTAGCTTTGGCTTTTTCTTTCAAATCTTTAGGATCCACCGTGTTATCAACCATTGGCCCCCTCTCTAGAAGCACAAAAACACCTTTAGGGAAGGAAGTAGACAGCACTCCCCTCACTATATAGGCAGTTAATTAAAATGAAGTATTAGTTTTGACTCATCTGGCGCTCAAAGGCCCGCTTCCGATCGATTAATTCAATCATCACGTCCTCGGCCGCAAAACATGAGGTGCTTGTGTACTGATACGGGGTATCAGCGTGGAGGGTGACGGTCTCGTGGAAGCGTCTAATATCAGACAGTTCCTTATCCGTCAGCACATCCTGCATGGCGAAGATAAGCTCCGCCACATTCTCTTCGAAGAACTCTTGCTCTTCAGGGTACTGAGCACAGAGTGCATCATACCGTTTGGCGCATTTACCGTCCAGATCATACATAGCTTTGGCGCGTGAAATCTTCTCGCGGGTCTCCTCAGTTTGACTAGAGCCCTTATGAGCGGCACGCATCTTTTGGCGTGTCTCCTCACTATGTTTAAATCCGGGCTTACGCCCACTTCCTGCTTTTCCAACCATTAGTTTATTCTCTCACTACAATATGTCTTGCACGACGGAATTCTGCAGCTCGGGCTTTCTCTCGAGGTTCTCTTCAGGATAAACTACTTCATGCTTCGTAGAACCAAGAATGGCAGCATCGAGGCGGGCCTTGACAGTCCCACGTGCTACAGAAACCACTCGGGCTTCCCAGCCTTTGAACGGACCTTCCTTGAAGATCACAATATCGCCTGGTGTAAACTTGCTGGCTTTGAGCTCAGTGTAAAGCTTTCCCTGGGCTGCCTGCATCTCGGCGATCTCGTATTCGTCTACGGGTCCGCAGTAAGTGGTAACCTGTGGATAATTACTCAACTTATGGAATACTACAGGATGGTCATTGTATCGAAGAAACAAGTATCCTTCGTACAGGGGTACATCTTTGGTACGGGAACCAGTCTTGGTCTCGTACTCCTTCTTAATGAAGGGATAAAAAAACTTGTCTATTTCCGGGCACTTCTCCTTAATAAAAGAGACTACGCTATCCAGCTGCTGTCTTCGGATAACCCATGCGTGCCATTGCTTGCTCTCAGACATTGTGTTGCTCCTTACCTTCTACAGGGAATAATAACTGATTTTTAAGGATAATGCAAGTGGATAGGCCTACTTTTTATCTTTTTCTTTCTGTTCTCGCTCTAAGCGACGTTTCTCCTTCATCTCAAGGATATCAGAAGCTGTGGCAAACATCCCAGGGGTGAAGTCCCTGTCTTCCCCCCGAGCATCTGCCTCGGGGTTGATGACCTTGGTAGTCTTGTGGCACCCTCCACACACCTTCATGTACGTGTGCTCAGAGCCATAACTCTCGTAACCGCACTCTACGCACTCTACAAGGATGTTGCTGCGGTGAGAACGCACCACGCTCTTCTTAGGGAAGGTAAAGGGGAGACGATCAAGGATATGAGCATTCTTCTCATTATGGTCGTGGATCATGTCCTTGTACTTACGGGAGCCCATCTTCTGCTCGAGAGGGGATTCCCGCTTAACCGTACCAGGATCGATAATGGTACCCATATCGCCAGGAGCTTGCTCCTTGGCCATCCCCTTTGCTATCTTCTTAACCTCACGCTTGACGGCATCGGGGTTAACGGTTGTCTTTGGTTTGCGTTGCTTAGCCATTACAGTCCTTTACGTGATGTTAATAGAAATGGTCGTTGCTCCACCTGGGGTTCTAAGATACTGTGTCTCGGCCAGCTGCAATTGATACGCATCTGAGGAGGTCTTAGAGCCTGGACGCCCGTCCAGGGTTCCCAGAGCCCCTATTCGGGGTTCGTCAAGTGGCGGTTCATTAATCGCGTCATCTGCGATGAATCCCCGCACTGCGTTCTCGATACTAAATGTTCGAACCGTAATGTCCATAGTGCCTATG